TTTTCTATGTACTTTAAAAATTATTTTTTTTTATCAAAATATTGTTGTATATTTATGTAAATTGCGAAACTTTATGCTCTATACCGTAGCTTGGTGAGATTCCATGAGCGAGTCGTAGAATAAAGAGTCATTTCGCTACTCGGCGCTAAGATCAAGGCAACAATGCGTCAGGTATAAAAATATAGTTGTTAACGAAAAGCTAATGAATTTCGACATAATATTAAATCGACGGGGTAAATTTCCGCAGGGCATTAGTAAATAAATTAAAAACGAAAAACAAAGTCATCATCACTAGAAACTTGGGCCAAATACCCTGTAAACATATTTATGTCTATGCAACAAAAGCAATTAACAGAAAATGAACTCGATGCTATTTACAAATATCTTTCATTGATGTATGAAAATATGAACGATCAAGAAAAATTATTATGGACATCAATATTATCTCAATACGATCCCGAATTTGATGATATAGGCGATGATGACACTTAATCTATATAAAAAAAATATATGAAATCTAAATTAAAAATACTCACACTTAGAGATTGCGCAGTTTGCAATACTTTTAAAGAAAACTTAGATAATCTAAATATAGATTATTTAGAAATTGATTGTTATAATCCGAATAACGATTCTTTTTGCACAGATTTTGAGAATTTAGTGAATTGTAAATCTTATCCTATGTGTGTATTAGAATCTAATGAGCGCACAATAATTTTAACTATGACAGATGATTATGATAAAATAAATAACACTGTTAATATTGCGCGTAATGAATACATAATATATCTTCACTCGATAGATAATATGATAACTGTCATACAAAATAGTTAAATTAAAAATAGAAAGTTATGGTATTTAAACTTTCTGCAGAGCAAATGCTTGAAAATCTTAATAAATTCAATGAATATATCGACAAATATATTACTGGATCACGTAAGGATACGCTTAAAAAATTCTATGAATCAATACAACAAACATTAGTTGATTCCCCGGCTTCTACGAAAGAAGCTCATCATAATTGTTTTCCAGGAGGATATTTAGATCATGTACTTAGAGTTACTGAACTCTCATTAGTGTTAGACAGAGTATGGGATAAGTTCAATCAAAAGAAAAATTATACATTAGAAGAATTAGTATTCTCATGTCTTAATCATGATCTTGGTAAATTAGGAACAAATGAAGAACCATTTTATATTCCTAATGATTCAGATTGGCATATTAAAAATCAAGGAGCTCATTACAAGTATAATAATAAAATGACTCACATGAGAATAGCTGATCGCAGTTTATACTATTTGCAACAAGCTAATATTCCTGTTTCTGAAAATGAATTTTTAACAATAAAATTGCACGATGGTTTATATGAAGAAGCAAACAAAGCTTATTATATAACATTCTCAGCAGACGCTGAATTAAAAACAAATTTACCATATATAGTGCATCAAGCCGATTTAGCTGCTTCAAGAATAGAAAATCAAAATAAATAATATATGTTTACAATCATTATGGTCATACTTTGGCCAATAACCATTTTTGCGTACGTAATATATAACTTATATAATAAAAATAGGAAGTTAGAAAACGCTGTTATAAAACAAAATAATTTTATTGATACTATGCTTTCTACAATAAAAGAAATCGACAAAGCTGTAGAAAAAATTGATGCAACTATTTGGGTTCAATCAGATCCTGAATTGCTAGCATTATTCGATTCGGTGAAACAAATTCAATCTCAAATTAAAGATTATTTAGAAAATGAATGATATTAATGAAATAGAAAAAACTGAATCTGTTCAATTAACTAAAAAAGGTGAACCTAGAAAAAGAAAGCCAAAAACTAAAAACGTTTATTTTACAGAAGATACAGAAAATGCTATTATAGCGTATAGAAGTGCAAAGACTTATGACGAAAAAAATAAGATTTATAATGAAAAAATTCATTACGGATTTTATAAACTCGCCGAAAATATAATTCATACTTTTAAATTCTATTATACTGATGTTGATAATATAGAAGATCTTAAATACGAAGTTATATCTTTCTTACTTCAGAAAATAGATCTTTATGATCAATCAAAAGGCAAAGCCTATTCATATTTTGGAACAATAGTTAAAAGATATTTGATTCTCTACAATCAAAAGAATTATAAGAAAATACTTTCTAAAACTGATTTCCAAGAAATTCATAATGAAGAGAGAACTATCGATAAGTTAGTAGAAAAGCCTGATTCATCTGAGATAGACAGACTTCACGTCCTAGATCTCTTTATCAAAGAAGTAGATGATAATATATTTGATATGTTCGATAGGCCAGAAGATCTTAAAACAGCAGACGCGATACTTGAAATATTCAAAAAGAGAGATAACATTGACATATTCAATAAAAAAGCTATATTCATATATGTTAAAGAAATAACAGACGTTCAATCGATAACTATAACTCGGGTAATAAAGAAACTAAAAAACGTATATAAGAGAATATTAGAGCATTATATACAAAATATAGACCATTGATATTTATATAAAAACAATGGATTTAGATAAAGAAATATTTAAAGGAAAAAAAATATCTGATCTCGTAAAAGAAGTCTATGACAAGCATAAGAATCAAGAGAATCGTATAGCCAATGAAATAGAGAGATTATCTGAATTTATATCTTCTCCCGGAGACGCTATTATTATAGTACCTCTTCTTAAGGGATTTTTTGATTCTAGTCTTAAAAATGATGAAGTGCTTATGAAGATACTTCAATTATTTCAAAAAGCAGCTGAAAAAGCGCAATCTACAGAAGGAGAGATGAGTCTATTATCTGAAAAGGATATTGCACAACTGTTTAGTGAAGTAAATTCTGTAATTCCAAAAGATCAAAAAAAAATGATCGATAATGTTTGATATATTTAATGGATCACACGGCAAAAGTTCTTCTAGTCCATTTATTATTGGTAGAGTAAAAAAAATAATATTAGGAGAAAATATTCTCGATGGAAAACCTAATCCGAATTACAATTCTGATAAGTCAATGGGCGCTGTGTATTTTGAATCACTATATTCTAATAAATCAGGAGTAGGTGGAGAATCTGCGTATTCAAAACCTGCGTATCCCATGTTTTCTTTTATACGACAATATCCAAATGTGGGAGAAATAGTTTTAATTTTTCCTGGGCCATCTTCTGATTTGAATGATGGAAAAGACAAGCAGGATCTATGGTATTTACCGTCTTTTGCAATTTGGAATTCAGTAAATCACAATGTCTTTCCAGATATGTCTGAATATGCCGATTTCTTAAATTCTCAATTATCCTCACCTAATAATTCCAATAAATCTAAAGATTATCCTGATATACCTCAAGGATATACATTTATAGAAAGAAGCAATATAAAATCTCTAAGACCATTTGAAGGAGACACTATTTTACAAGGTCGTTGGGGACAATCTATAAGATTTGGATCTACAGTAAAAGGATTAAAATCAATAAATAATTGGTCACAAACAGGAGTTAATGGCGATCCAGTTACCATGATCGTTAATTCTCAAAAGTCATTAACAAGCAACGAAGAATTATCACCAGTAACTGTTGAAGACATAAATAGAGATGGATCTTCAATATATTTAACATCAGGCCAAAAAATACCTATGATCGATTTAAATTTATTTCCAAATAGATCATACAGTCAAGGAAAATCTGCTGATCCTCAAGTTCAACAAGTTATAACTATAGAGGAATTTCCTTATTCTAACGAATTTATTTCTCCCGCTAATCAAGATAAAAATAATAATGCTTAATCCGCAATTTCCATATTTAGGCAATCAAATAATTCTTTCCTCAGAAAGAGTTTTAATACATTCTAAAAATGATGGAATATTTCTTTTTGGAAAACAAATGGTTGCTCTATCTTCTACACAAACTATAAATTTAGACGCAAAAGAAAAAATACTTATAGATTGCGATAAAATAGAATTGGGAAATAGAGCTGAGACTTTGGGAGAGCCACTTATTAAAGGAAAAATGTTCATAGATCAATTTTCCGAGTTTGTAAAAGATGTTCAATTTGCAGCAAGTCAATTACAGACTGTATCAGAAACAAATGCAGCAGCATCATTTATTAATATTCAATCTGCTGGTGATAGATTATTTTCTAGTTGTGCAAGATTGGTGGCCGTATTAAAAAATATAGATCATCCTCAACATCCATTATCAAAAAATACATACACTAGATAGATGGCAATAACTTATACTTTTACTCGCTCTGGATATAGAAAGATAATTACTGTATATAAAGATGGTGCCGAGATATATACTAATAGCTCTATTGTTGCGCCAAAGGAATTACTCATCAATGAAGCTAAACTATCGCTAAAAGATAGATATCCTGGCGCAGATATTGAAGCAATGACAGAGTCATCAGCTCCTCCAAAGAATCAAGTTGCAGTACAATCGACATCAGATCAAAACAATCCTCAAACAACAACTATTCAACAACAATCTAATAATATTCCTCCAAAAATTGAGGAAAAAAAATTAGAACCAACAGAAGGACAAAGCGTCGCAAAAGGATTTAGTAAAATAATAGTGACTATCAATAAAAGTATTAATAAAGTTAGAGTTGCTGTTAATAATGCATATTACGGAAAAACAAATATATCAAATAAAAAGAAATTGAGCAATCCATTAGACTATGGATTAGTGAATCTATTAAATGTATTAGCATCAGTTGATCTATGCGCAGTATTCTCCTTTGCGGCAAACAAACTTCCAGGTACAAAATCATTCAATCCAGTAAAAGATAAAGAAAAAGCAAAAACTCCTTTAGGAAAAGCAAAATATCAAATTCAAAATTCAGCATACGAAATTCAAAATTTAATAGATGGATATTATTTAAGTTATGGAAGTTTTAAAAGTTCTGTATCTAAAAGCGAACTATCTAAATTAACTAAAGATTTATCTCAATATTTACAGATTTTGCTTTCTCCAGCTGGGGATAACCCTTTTCAAAATAGAGAATTGAAAACAGCATTTCCTAGCATTTCAATTTTTGATAATTATCTACAAAATGCTTCTAAATTGTTTGAACTTAATCAAAATATTTTAGGTTCAAATGCTGCACAAATAGATAAAGTACTATCATATATAGATAAAACACGACAAGTTTGCGTGTCTATACAAGCTTTAAACAATCCAGCTAATCTTATAGGATTCGCTGATACATTTTTGGGGGCTAATATAGGAGAACAATTACAAAAATTAGATAAAATACTTGATTCTAAAAAAATCACTAAATATATAAAAGATATAATAAGTGCATGTCAAAAATTGCAAACTATATGCAATCAGTTATTATCTTTTATTAATTTAGCTAGAACAATAATAAAAATTGCAACAGTACTTATACAAATATTTAAGATAATAGCAAAATTTTTGCTTATTCTACCAGTCCCTAATATGTTTACGACAGGTGGAATTACCACTGCTATGGCAAATGCGCATTCAAAAGTAACAGATACAGCAGATTTTTTTCTAAAAAGGTTATCTGAAATAAATTCAATACTTGAAAATATATATTATCTATGTCAAGATATAACTATAAAAATAGGCAACATAATAGATTTATTAAGTTTAGTAACTGCAAATATTCAAGGTTGTAATAGTGATAATGATTTAACAAGCGATTTAACTGGGGATAATCTCGCTAATCAAGACGATAATGTTAATAATACTAATATAAGTGCTGATGATAATGGTCAAATCCGCAGTATTAGAGGAAATAATACAGGAAATAATCTAATAATAGATCCAAATTTACTTAATGAATTAAACTTAACTATAAATAATCTAAAAGCAACTAAAGATTCATTAGACGATTTTATAAAAAATTATGAAAATAATAAAAAGAAAACTAATAGCACTTTTGGAAATTACAATATAGTTATTTTAACAGAAGAAGTAGTTGATGAAGCAATTACTCTTAAAAGAAGATATGGCGTTGCATTAGACCTAAATGGTATCGAAGTAGTAAAATCTAAACTAACATTTGCATCAGATGATAAAATTATCATTCAAGAAGTTAAACTTTTATTAATGTCTAAGAATCTAGTTTCTCCAACAATTAATTTATCATCAACCCCATATAATCCACCAACAGAATCTTTTCCATCTTCATATAATCCATCTATAGGATCTAAACCGCCTAAAAAAATAAAACAATCAAAAATATCTATGCTGAATCCTACTGAGGAACAAAGATCTCCATTTGATCAAATAGCGATATCAGATCCTACAGAATTAGCAATTTTAGAAGAGTCTTTAAATTTTTTAGAAGATCCATCTATAGATATTAATGCCGTAGATGATACTGTATTCGATGCAAGTTTAGATGATACTGAGAATGAAGATGAAGAAGCTGAAGATTCATTAAATATAAACGCATTTATCTCTAAGTTAAAAGGAGGTAGAAAAATGAGAAGAAGGATGCGATTAATGATGGCTAAAGAAAAATTGAAATTAGTAGAATCATTAACTAAAGCGGATTCTGGTGGAGGTTTTACAAGTAATACTACTAAAAAACAAAAGCAATCAGCTATTAATGATGCTATCAAAGCAGAAAACGAGTTAATACTTTCTTGTAAACAAGACATAAAAAAGTATATGGGTCTTATGAAAATAATTCCTGCTTCTGCTGCCGTATACGTAATTCTTATACGAAAGAGAAATGTTACCATAAAAGATGCAGAAAATAAGATATCGCAGTTAAGAAAACAATTATAATTAATAAAATAAAGTAAAACAATATTTATAACATATGGCAAAAATAGATCTACTTAGAAAATTAATAAGAGAAGAGGTAAAAGCGGCTCTTAGAGAAGAATTACCTAAGCTAATTAGTGAAATAAAGTCGCCTTCAACAGGAGTTAATAATGTTATAAAGGAAATGAAAAAGCAACAATTTCCTATAACATTAAATACTCATGAAACATACCAAAAAAAATTAGATACACAATTTGCAAAATCTTCTCCTTTATATTCGTTACTGAATGAGACAGCGATGTCCATGCAAAATGAAGATATAGAAACTTTGAGTTTTACATCTGATAATGTAAATCCGACTTCTTTTTTCCAACCTAAAGAAGCAGCTATAGGAGATATTAATGGAATGTTATCAACAGCAAGACCAAGTTCTGATATATCAATGGTACAAATAAATGAAGTTCCTGACTATTCAGGTCTTATGAAAAATTTAATGTCAAAAGGCGCAATATAATATGGCATACTCATTAAAAAGAATATCCCCATTAGATTTAAAAACCTCTACAGCAATTGGAGTTAAATTGCCTTTTGCTTCGCCAAGTGCATTTAGCTCGGTATATACCACAAAAGAACAAACTAAATATAACTTAATAAATTTTTTATTAACAGATAAAAGAGAACGTCCATTTAATCCTAATTTTGGAGCAGGTCTAAGATCAAAATTATTTGAACAAATAAACTCTACTACGATAGATAACTTGAAAATATCTATACAATCTCAGATAGAGAATAATTTTCCGAATATTGAAATAATTCAGTTAAATATAAAA